ATAGAGCTACAGGCGATGCATTTGGTGCATTGTCTGATTTAGTAGGTAGACAAACGGCAGCAGGTAAAGCACTCGCAGTTGGTCAGGCTTTGATTAATACTTTTTTAGGTGTTACAGAGGTATTAAGAAATAAAACAGTTGTACCTGAGCCATTCGGTACTATTCAAAAGGTTGCTTCTATTGCTACAATATTGGCTTCAGGTCTTGGTGCAGTAAGGCAAATTAAATCAACAAATATACCTGGCGGTGGTGGTGGAGGAGGAAGTGTGCCTTCTATTTCTGCGATTGCTCCTGTATCACCTCAAGGCCCACAAACGGCAACCACAAACATATCTGCACAGAGTATTAATGCACTCGGTAATCAAGCAATAAAAGCTTATGTAGTTGAAACAGATGTAACATCTAATCAGCAGAGAGTGAAGGCAATACAACAGAGAGCAAGGTTTGATTGATAATTAATAAAATTTTAAACATTTATAGTTATGGAATTACCTATTTACGAATTAATGATAAATGAAGATATACAAGATGACGCAGAAGTTTCGTTCATTGCACTTGTGGACAGACCTGCAATACAAAAGAATTGGAATGCTTTTAAAGAAAACATTAAGTTTCAGATTATTTCAGAAGATAAAAGAATTATTTCTGGTCCTGTTATGTTGGCTGATAGTCCTATTTATCGCAATGATAGCATCAATGGCGAGTATTATGTTGTATTTAGCAAAGATACTATCTTCCAAATTGCTCAAAAATTCTTCAAAAAAGGATACCAAGCAAATGTAAACTTGATGCACGATTCAGAGCAACAGGTTAGCGGAGTAACTATGTTTGAATCTTTTATTTCAGATAAAGACAGAGGGATATTACCAATGAGAGGGTTTGAAGATGCTCCAGATGGCAGTTGGTTTGGTAGCTTTAAAGTTGATGATGATAATGTATGGCAAATGATTAAGGAAGGCAAGTTCAAAGGGTTTTCAGTTGAGGGAATATTTGAATATCAGAAATCCAAAACTAAAGAAGCACAATTATTGGATAGCATAAAAGATATATTGCAATCCGTTAAGTGATAAACAATAAACAAAATAAACATTTACAATTATGAACGCAAAAGACGCAATTCTAAAAATTAGGGCATTGTTTGAAGATATGCCTGTTGAACCAAAAGAGGAAATGCCAAAAGAAACTAAGGTTGAAATGGCTGAATATGTTTTGGAAGATGGCACTAAAGTTATGATATCTGAACTTGTAGTTGGTGGTCAGGTAACTTTGGAAGATGGTAGCAAAGCTCCAGATGCAGAACACAAACTTGCAGATGGTTCAAGCATTGTAACTATTGATGGTGTTATCACAGAAATCAAACAAGAAGAGCCAGAGATTGAGGTTGAGATAGAGAATAAAGATTATGATAAAAAGATTGAGGAAATGGCTTCTGCTTATGATGCTAAAATCAATGAAATGATGGAAGCTAATCAGAAGTTGCAAGACAAGATTAACGAAATAGAAGCAAAAAATAAAGAAGGTTTTAGTTTGGTAGTATCAATGATGGAAGAGTTTAGTAAAGTTCCTTCTGCTGACCCTATCGAAGCTCCTAAATCTTACAAGTTTGAGCAGACAAAAGACATTAAGTTTGAAAGGCTTAATAAATATAGAAACGCAATTTTAAACAATAAAAATTAAATAAAATGGCATTTAGCGTAGGTACTCTCGCAGATTACACAAAGGAGAACGAAGCATTGCTCGTTACTAACTCCGTATTGGGTGCAAAAACTGCACAACTTATTAAATCACAAGGTAATGTAATGGTGGGTGTTAAGTCATCTGAAACCATCAACGTTATGGACACAGATGCTTTCTTTCAAGCAGGTGGCTCTTGCGGTTTTAACGCATCAGGTACAACTTCTTTTACACAAAGACCTGTTGTAGTAGGTAAGATTAAAGTTAACGAAGCACTTTGTCCAAAGGCATTGGAAGCTAAATATCTTCAGAAGGCATTGCCTACAGGAAGTATGTATGATTCAATTCCTTTCGAGCAAGAATATTCTGAAAAGAAATCTAAAGTAATCGCTGCACAACTTGAAACTGCTATCTGGCAAGGTTCACTTTTGAGTGCTGATGGTAACTTGAATAAGTTTAAAGGTTTGATTAGGCATTCACTTGAGGCTTCTGCTTCAATCATTGCTGCAAACACTTCAACTTATATCTCTGGTGGTCCTGTAGCTTCAATCACTTCTGCGAATGTTATCGCAGTATTTGATGCAGTTTACTTGGCTATCCCTGCTAAAGTTGTAGCTGCTGATGATATGACTATCTTCTGCGGTCAAGACCTTTTCAGAACTTACACAGTTGCACTTAAGAATAGCCAATCATTTAACTACTCTTTGGATGTTAAAGCTGATAGCGAGTTCATCCTTCCTGGAACTACAATCAAAGTTGTAGCGGTTGCAGGTTTGAATGGTACAAACAAAATCTATGCTTCACGTTTGAGCAACTTGTTCATCGGAACAGACCTTTTGAACGAAGAAGAGAGATTCGAAATCTTCTACGCTAAAGAAGCAGACGAAGTTCGTTTTGTATCAGAATTCAAGATGGGTGTAAACTTTGCATTCCCAGATGAGTGGGTTGAATTTAAACTCTAATTAATAGGGGAGGTAAAACTCCCCTTTTTATAACTAAATAAATTTAATAAAATGGCTTGTGCTTTAACACAGGGTTACACACTTGATTGTAAAGATAGCTTGGGTGGTTTAACGGAGGTTTACTTCATTGAAGCATCTAACATATCATCTTATACAGAAGCAAGTGGAGTAATCACTGCCTTAACAAAGGCAACAGGAAAGAGATTCTATAAATATGAACTCGTAAAAGGCACATCCTCTTTTGTAGAGAATATCAATTCATCTGTTGAGAACGGAACTATCTTTTATCAGCAAGAATTGACACTTATTCTTAACAAACTTCAAGTTAATACCAGAAATGAAATATTGCTTCTTGCAAAGAATGTTCTTGATGTTGTCGCTAAAGACAATAACGGAAACTTCTGGTATCTTGGTTTGACAAGAGGAATGGATGTTACCGCAGGTTCAGGTCAGTCAGGTACTGCTGAAGGCGACAGGAGTGGATATACTTTGACATTTACAGGTAAAGAACCTGCAATGGCTCATAGTGTTGCGTCGAATGTAGCTTCTGCTTTGACTACCGCAGGTTAATAATTGAAATATACAGATAGAAGTGCCTTACCTTAATTGGTAGGGCATTTTTTGTTAAATACCTTCAATGATGACATTTATAGTTGATGATACAATTAACAAAGGGTGCTACCCAATTTATGTATTTGACTTTAACTGAAAAGGAATTGCTTACAAATCCTAATTACCTTTTTGTGTTTAGAAGTAGAAGCACCAACACAGAAGTAAAGTTTGTGCTATTAAATAATGCTGATATAAGCCTATTTAAAGAAAGATATAATAAGTTTAGTTTAGTTACTAATACTTATTTTAACACATCATTGATTGGGCAATATACTTATGAGATTTATGAACAGGCGAGTACATCAAACACAAACCCAACAGGGTTAAATATGTTAGAGAGTGGAATAATGATGCTAAATGAAGCAGTTACTATATTTACTTCATATCAAACGACAGACACATTTAAAATAAGACAATGAGTTTTCAGATAATACAATTTGCTGAAGCGAAGCAACCAGAATATAAAGAGAAAAAAGGCGAGGGATATATCCAATACGGAGATAAGAACGATTATCCAAATTACCTTATTGATTTATTTAATAAGTCAGCAAAGCATAATGCTATTGTAAGAAGCAAGGTGCATTATATTAGTGGCAATGGATGGTCAGGTAGTGAAGAGTTTATTCAGCATGTTAATAGAACAGAAACTTTAAATGATTTAACACGCAAGGTTTCTTTAGACATTGAATTATTTGGAGGTGCTTATCTTGAAATTATATGGTCGGTAACAGGTAAGATTTCTGAGATATGGCATTGTGATTATTCTAAATTCAGAACTAATAAAGACAACACGCAGTATTGGTATAAAGAAGATTGGAAAGATAGGAATGAGAAGTATAGTGTTTATCCTGCGTTTAACCCTAAGAATCCTGT